TAATACATCCAGTAAATGCTGTTTTTGCAAGTCCAGTATAGGTAATTATTTCATCATCAATCTTTATTAATCCATAAGAACTGGGAAATCCAACGGTTCCTTCCGGAAATTGAACCATATCAACTGGTATTATATTATCATAAGTTGTAATATAAGTACTTAATCCTACTGATTCATTAAGACTAGTAAGTTCATCGACTTTAATATATTGATCAATATTTTGAATTAGATCAAGAGGACCACTCACGTACTCTTGTCCAATATAATATTGTTTTAAAAATTCTGATATCAAAGGGTAATCAGTCCTTACAAATTCAGGAAGCTGATTTTGAACAATGTTACTAAATTGAACTCTTTTTTCTGACATTTTTATAAATTTACTGTCTTAATAGGAAATGATGGTTGTAATTACTGAGTGCGTCCACCAGAACGAACTAAAGTACCATTAGGATAACTTGGTGATACGATATAATTAGATGCTGAAGGATCTAATCCAGAAGCAATTTCATCAACAACCATTTCAAAAGTACTGCTACTAATATCTAGTTGTAAATATAAATCCTGTAATCCAACCACATCATTTGAAGCTGGTGGTACTCCAATTTCAATGATTGTCTGTCCATCCCTTATCATTCCAGATTGTATATTAATAGGATTTAAACTTATAACCCCACCTTTATAATTAATAGTTCCTACATTTCTTCTAACAATTGTGGGAGTTGTTGAATTTATATTAGGAACAGTAAATAAGAAGATAGATCCAGTAAGTCTATTTGTATTTGGAATATCTGAGAGATAAACATCATCTACAATTCCGTTTACTTTAAACGCAGAAGTTTTGATATTATATCCATCCATAGATTTAATATGAAATTCATTACCAAATCCAATAGAATATTCTGCCCAAGTATTTACAGCGACTCTTAAATCTCTTCTCATATTAACTGTTGTAATATTTGAAGTTACTGCATCTGAACTGTCATCAATAACTTTTAGGAATTTACTATATTTAAATCTAGCACCATATTTGTTCATTTCACTGGATTCTGCATATTTATTGGTATTATTTTGAATAACAGTTGAAACATATTCAGCACTTGGAGCAAAATTGGTGTTATAATATATTTTTGAATCAACTTCAAGGAAAAGATACTTTAAATCAAGGATTTCTGGGATAATACCTGCTACAGCATACTTCTTTAACTTTAATTTGATGTTTTCTTTGGTGAGATTGGGTAAAAAATCACCAGATTTAGGTTTAATGCTAATAAAAACCTTACCATATTGCGGAGGAATTAATTCTTCTCCACCAAATACTGAAATAGATTCAGTTTCTGGGTAAATTCTTGATGGAATTAATGTTTCATAGTCATTTGCAGTTAAACATCTGTTCTGAGAGGCATATATTCTTGGAGCAAACTTCTTAACAGAATCAACTGACTCAATAACTTCTCCACCAGAAGAAATTGTTTCTGTTGTAATTAAAGAAACACCAGAAGTTACTGTATAATTTTGTGCATTTCTAATATATGTAATTCTTCCATTAAAGGTAAAGGAACTTATTCCATTTGCACTGTCTCCATTCGTAACAATATAATTTACTGTTATAAAATTATTATCTTCAAGTGCTTTTCCAAAAACTCCATCTCCAAAGAAAATTTGATATCTTTCATCTTCAACTTCTTGTATAAAATAAACATTTGATGATGAATTAATATCAAAAAGGCTATCTTGAAGTTTATATACAGTAGATGCAGTAGATGATTCGTTATTTTTTACTTTTACTGAAATTAAATTAGTATCAACCCCTGCATTTGGTAAAATAAATTTCTGATTTACATTTCTTGTGTTAAATGTAAAGTTTGATGTTAATAAAGTACCTTCATATACTATAATATCATTAAATACTGCAGTTCCATTGTATACTGGAACTGTAATATCTTCTAAAATTGAGAAAATAAAGGATGAATTTCCAAATGATCCGGATGTTCCTGCTACAGGACCTGCTTTTAGGGTTAATGATGCTGGAACTGGTGAAACATTTGTTGTATCTACTGTGAAACTAATGGTTGCCCTTGATGCTGTCTTAGATTTGGGGACATATCCAATATTTCTTGCTAATGAAACTACATTTTCTCTTAAAGTAGCACTATCAAGAAATACTTCATTAGCAACCATGTTGGCATTATATGAAGTAATATAGGTATTATATGCCAAAAGATCGATTATAGTCGAAAGATTGGATCCTTGAAAATCATAATCCGTAAAATTGGAGTTTGATTGTATATAATCTGTAAGTGTAGTTTTAACCTGGTCAAAATCCAGATTAGAGAAATTTACTAATGGCATTTTTATCTAGCTGATTGCAAAGCGAATTGTAATTGTTGTGATGGAATATCTGCTCCAATAATGTCATATGTAACAACAGTATCAAAGGCATTATTATCAAAATTGGCTTGTACCTTTAAAGAACGTAATCTAACCCTTGGTTCATAATTTCTAATAGAATTTCTGATCTCATCTTCAAGAATAGAAGCAGAAATTTCATCCATATTGTTAAAAAGTACCCTATTAACACCAGATCCGAAAGAAGGTTGAAAAAATCTCTCTCCAGGTATGGTCATTACAATATTTCTTACGGATCGGGCAATTGCATTTGCATTTTTAAGTGCAATAAGGTCATTATTCAGTGGATTAGACTGAAATGTCATACTAATATCTTTAAATCCCCGGCTGATCCTTTGTATAGGCATTGCAAATACAGAAAATTACAAATTTTAGTTATTTATTAAGGATCGTTAATTAAAATTCTGCTAAGGGTACTCCATCGGCACCATCACTCCACTCATCATCATCTATTTCTACATCAATTCGCTCATAAAGGTCATTTTCTACCTTAAAATCATGCTTTTTGGGTGTTAAAATGTCATTAGAGATTTCACGTAGCATTTTTTTATCGTTATTTTTCATTTTTCCTCTTTTTTACTATCTAGGTATAAAAAAAGACCCCCGAGAGGGTCCGTTTTTATTTTCCTTGTCCTCTATAACGCTTTTTCTTTACATTGCGAGAACTCGCGGCACATTTAGTATGCTTCCCATTCCCTTGACGAGTCCTCTTCGGCGTTGATTCAATAAAACTATCACTACTATTCCATCTAATTGCCATAATACTCCTTATGTATGTGGATTATATAAATTCATGTAAAATACTATAAAAATAATTGCTAGTATTACTCCTAAACTAAGCCAAGATGCCATAATCATACCTCATTCCCCTTAGGAGGATTTGCTTCCCCAGAGGGGACCCCTTTAACTCTATAACTTACTCTATCCCTTCTTGATAATTCAGTAAGGATCTCAGCAGAAAGATCCCATAATTCAGAACTGGCCCGATGTTTGATGGGCCAGCATGTTCTCTCATTAGAAAGTTTTCTCATATTACTCTTGTCTTCTCATGTCCTACCCTAATACGTGGATCACACCAAATCTCCATTCCTTCCTCAATAGCATCAAGACAGAAACTTACATCCTCCCCACACATATCTTGCACTGCCCCTGATTCAAATACTTGCATTTTTGGTGCGAACCATGGATAAGGTAATGTCTCAAATACTCCCTTCTTAATTAATACCCACCCAAATCCTGTATAGTCTACTGTGAAAGGCTTCTTACGCTTTCCAATAGATTCAACAGTTTCATGATTCATTACTCCACCATTACTGCGGAAATCTTCTTCGTCCAACCAGTGAGCAACTGACGTGGTTTGTCCGTCCTCAGTGGCATACCATCCTGCTGCAATTGGATGATCCCTCTCTTCATTAACTGTACCATCCTCATCAACAGCATCTGCAGGTAATGCCAGATCACATAACTGCCAGAACTTCTCTGTGCTAAAGACAATATCCGAGTCAATCCATAGCTGGTAATCATACTTTAGTTTTCCGTCCCATGGCACCTGCTTTGGTCCCCTTAGTACATTTGCTCCGAGACACTTACAACGTGCAAA